CTCTTTCCCCCGACCGGGCCCGCCGAGACCAAGATCCTAGGGACCACCACCCCGGCCAAAACCGCCCGGGCGATGCGCATTCGGACGTTCCTCAATCACTATCTGACCGATGTCGACGAGGGCTACTTCAACGACACCGACAAGATGTGCATGTACCTCCCGATGGGCGGCTCCTCCTTCCGCCGCGCCGCGCAGGACTACACCACGGGGCTCCCGATCCTCCGCCACGTGATGGCGACCAATTTCCTCGCGCCCTACGCGGGCACGGACTTGAAGTCCATGCCGCGCTACGCCTGGAAATTCACCATGACGGGCGAGGATATCGACCGGGCCATGCGGATCGGGATGTTCTTGGACATCTATCTCCCGCAGCCCGCGCCCCCGATGCCCGGGATGGCGATGCACGCCCCGTCGGCCGACCAGTCCGACCTTCGGGTCTCGAACATGCACGAGAGGGACCGCCTCTACGACATGCTCGAGTACCACATCGACTTAGAGCTCGAGTGCGACCGCCAGGGCGCCGGAAACCCGAAGCTCAAGGACGATGACACCGGCATCCGGCCGTACATCGTCGTGGTCGATGCCTCGAATGATCAGATCCTCATGGTGCGCCGCAATTGGCGCAAAGCCGACAAGGATCACAAGAAGCGCATCTGGTTTGCGCATCACCAGTTCCTCCCCGGTCTTGGCTTCTATGGATGGGGCTACCCGCACGTCATCGGCTCGCTAGGGATGGCCGCCTCGGGCGCGGTCAATGCGCTCTTGGACTCCGCTCTCGCCGCCAACTTTCAAGGCGGCTTCGTTAGCAAGGAAGCAAAAATAGCGGGCGAGTTCAGGCTCGAGCATGGCGTCTGGCAGCAATGCGACTCGACCGCGGAGGATTTAGCCAAGTCGTTCTTTACGCCGCCCTTCAAGGAGCCCTCCCCGGCGCTCTTCCAGCTGCTCGATGGCCTGGTGAACGCCGCGCAGCGCTTCACCGGGACGACCGATGCTGCGGTCGGGGACGGTAATAATACGGGCCCCGTGGGGACGACGGTCGCACTGATCGAGCAGGCCCAAAAGCCGATCAACGCCATCCACAAGCGCCTCCACGTCTCGATGAGCCAAGAGCTCCAAATGCTCTGCGAGCTCATCGAAGATTTCATGGGCGAGAGCTACGACTACGAAATCGGGGGCGATAAGCAGACCCTCCTCAAGTCGGACTTCGCCCCCGGGGTGGGCGTCGTCTCGGTCACGGATCCGGCGATTTCCTCCGACACCCAGCGGATCATGAAGGGCCAGGCGGTCCTAGACCTCCAGCAGAAGGACCCCTCCCTCTATCCGGCCAAGAAGCGCGCCGCCGCGCATCGCCGGTTCCTGGTCGCGCTCAAGATTTCGAACGTCGATGAGATCGCCCCCGAGGTCAAAACGCCCCTGTACTTGGACCCGGTCGCGGAGAACGCCAACATCTTCGCCGGCGTCCCCGTCCAAGTCTTCCCGCAGCAGGACGACCAAGCCCATATCGCGATTCACACCGATGGCATGCAGCGCGCCGCCGCCCTCTATCCACCGGATGTATTCCAGCAAACCATTCAACCGGCCATGCAAGCTCATATCCGGGATCACATGGCGAAGGCCTACTACAAGCAGATCTACGCCGCCGCAGGACTCCAGCCGCGCTTCGATGCCGATGGCCACCCGACGGGCTTGACCCCGCAGGCCGAGCAGCAGATCACCGCGCAGGTTGTGTCAATTCTGGGACGCTTGCCCCACCCGAAGCCGAAACCGGGCACGCCGTCCGCCGAGCAACAGCAGATCCAGCAGGAGCTCGAATTCAAGGCGAAGGCCGCCCAGGCCGCGATCGATCAGAAAGAGCAGGCCTTCCAGGCGGAGGAGGTCCGCAAGCAAACCGCCTTCGACAACGAAGAGAGGCGCAAGGACCTGGCGCTCCTGAACCAGGAGGCCCGGATCGATATCGGCACCGTCACCGAGGGGATGCGCGATGCCGTCACGGCGAAGCAAACCATCGTTCAGGCCCACGCCGAGCATATCCAGGACCTGACCCACGCCGCGCAGTCCCACGAGCAGCAGCTCGAACACGGGGACGAGGCGCATCACTTGGGGCTCGCCCACGACATGCAATCGCATGACCAGGACCTGGAGCAGGGCGATGAGGCGCACCAGCAAGAGATCGACCAGGGCAGTGAGCAGCACGCTCAAACGCTCGAGCATGGCGCCGAATCGCACGATCAGACGCTCGAACAGGGTCAGGAGGGCCACGAAGCGGACTTGGAGCGCGGGCAGGAACAGCACGAGGCCACAATCGAACAGGGCGAGGAGACGACCGCCGCCAAGATCGCCGCCGGGGACAAGATCGCCAAGGCCGCCGCCGGCGAGGAAGCAGAGGCCGACTCGCACATGGGCAAGACGGGCGTCAAGTGAGCGCGCCGGCCGCCAAAGTCCGCGCCGCGCGGGGGTTCCTCCGCTCGAAACTCTCCGCGGGCACGGGCGATATCCCGCCGCGCGCGTTCGCGAACGCCTCCGATGAACTCGGCCTTAATTTCTCCGGAGTGGCGTCCGTCCTCGCGCGCCTCTATTCTGGCGGCCAGAATTCGGATTTCTACCGCGAGCAGGCGCTCGAGGCGAATCTCCGTGGAGGTGGCCAATGAACGATTACCTGCAGCACCCTGTTCCGCACATCAAGCACACCAAAGCGCTCGAGGACGCCGCGATCGCTGTGGTCAGGGCGACCGACGCGCTTGGCCGGGCGATCAATCTCACCGGCGGCAGCGGACTCGATCCGGCGCAGGTCGAGCGGCGCATCGCGGAATGCGCGGGCTGGTTCGTTGACCCGAGTTTCTTCCTGGGTGAGGGGACCACGCGGCTAAACACGATCAATAACCTGATCCTCCTGGCCGAGCTCTATCGTGAGCACGTCAAGGCTGGAAACTTTGGAGACCACCCATGACAGCGAAACTGAAACACGGGACCAAGCACCGACACACCTCGGGCGCCGACCCCGGCACCCCCCATGAGCGCCTGACCTCCCGGCACGCGATGCCGGGACGTCCGGAGGGCGCCATGATGCAGATGAGCGGCATGGCGCCGCCCCCGTCCCCCGTTCCCACGGCCCCGCCCTCCCCGGGAGCGGGTTCGGCGATGCCACCCTCCGGCGGCATGCCCATGGGTCCCCCGGGTTCGAGTCCCGACGAAGGAGATGAGACATGATTCGGTCCGATGAGCGAAAGCAGATCCACGGCGCGCACCACGCCGAACACGCCGAGGACGGCTTCGGCGCCCACGGGTTCGACCAGGCCGAAAAGGACGACGAGAAGCCGCACCGCGAGATCGGGCGCTCCTCGGGCGGCCGCGTCGAGTCCGGGGGCCATGACGAATCGACCGGTCGCGGGCCCCACACCATGCGCCAACCCAAGGGCGATGAGGGTGCGTCGACCTCCGGGGTGGGCGCCGCCAAACGTGCCGAGGCCTCGCACACCCGCGAGCACGTGAGTCACGAGCACGACGAGAAGATCAGTCACTCCGACCAGGGCGGCAAAGCGGGCGAGGGCTCCTCCATGTCCGGCGTCGGCGCTGCGCGGACCGCGCAGGCTAGAAAGCAACGGGACGATGAGCGCGAGCAGCTGGGCGAGCACAAGCACGTCTCCGGCGGCCGCGGCATCAAGCGCGAGACGGTCGATGCTGACCACGTCATGGGCGATGGTGGGGAGATCGGCACCTCGAGCGCGGAAGGGATGTCCGACATGGCGAGCGGCAAGGCGAATCGCAAGGAAGCGATGGAGCCCGAGCGCGAGGAGAACGAGAAGGCCGCCATGGGCCGCGAGCGCACCGTGCCCACGAAGAACACCATGGGGCACGGGGAGCGCGAGACGGTGGCGAAGCACACGATCTAGATGCACGAGAGACTCGATGCCGCGACGGTCCTTGCGATCTTCGCCTTGAAAGGCAAGGTCAAACAGACCGCCGCGGCATCTCAGTTCAACGTCGCTCAAACGATCGTCTCCGAGATATGGCTGGGTAAGACCTGGCGAAGCATCACCGGGATGCCGCAGTACGTTCCCACCCGCCGGCGCGGCGCCCGCACTGGATAGCGCGCTCTGCATTGACATATGATGCGGCACCGCCCCGGGGTCCCTCATGTGCCAGCAACAAGACGAGCCACCCACCGCCCGCTACGAAGACTTGATGACCGTCGGGGTCGATCTCTCGACTTCATCTCTCGAAGAAGCGCTCTACCGCGCCCGCTACGTTCCCCCCCAACTGAGTCTCACCGTCGGCGCGGGATTGGGCGTATTCGCTATTCGGATGCTTCGCGACCTGGGATCGATGGTCAAAGGGAATCCGCTGGCCCCCTGGGTCAACGTCGAGGTCGATCCATCCCTCGGCCCGTACGAGTGGTATCTCGAGGCGAACGGTCGCCGTGTCGGTTCCAAAGGAGCGTAGCCATGCCGGACGAATCCAAGGCTCAGTTTCGATTCATGGAGGCGGTCAAGCACAACGCCAAGTTTGCGAAGAAGGTCGGCGTCCCCCAGTCGGTAGGGGAGGATTTCTCCGCCGCCCAGAAGGCCGAGGGTACCCCGTACAAGGAACTCCCCGAGCGGGTAAAGAAGTGAAGGACCGCATAATCATGTGGTGGCTCTGCATGCGCTATGACGTTTTGCGCATAATTGGCGACTTCATCGAGCGCCGACGGGATCTCGTCGTACGGCGCATGTTCGCCCAGAACTATAGGATGGCGCGCCGATGATGTCCCGCCGGCGCTTCCTGCAGATGACCGTCTCGATGGCGGCCGTCGCCGCGGGCGCAGGGTTCGTCACCGCCGAGATCGCGGGAGGACCGCCTGGCCCCGCACTTGGCCAGATCTGGGTCCCCACAGTCCCCGAAGTCGCCGAATGGCTCGAGTACTACAAGCTCTCGGTCTCAGCCGCGTATCACCGCTTTGGCGATATCGTCCGATCGCTCTCCACGGAGAACGATGACCCGGAAGCGCTCGTCCGCGAATTCGCGATGGCAGAGCGGGATTTCTATGCCCTCGAGCACGAGCGCCAGAAGGTCGCCTACCAACAGTATTCCGGCTACGAGGCTGGCCGGAGCGGGCGCCCGAGGCACCACGCGGGTTTCACCAAGCCCTCCCATGAGGCGTTCGGCTGGTACAACTTCTGGGCCTTGGGCGATTACGATCGGCGCCTGGACCTCGGGCTCCAGCGCTTCGGTCATACCCTTGAGGAGGAGTACAGGATTCAGCGCGACAGCGCGAAGTACCTGCAGTCCCCCCACCGCTGGTATCTGCCCACGTGAGCGTCATGAAGGATCCGGATCGCTCCTGGAAGTTTGGCACGCCGGCGGCAGACGAGGCTGTCGAGCCTATCGTTATCACTTCGGCTGAACTCGCGACCATGGCACCCTCGAACACGAGTGCGGAGGCGATCGTGTTCGAGCTCACCGGACCCCCGCAGGCCTATTTCGAGCTTCCCCTCGACTGGTTTATCAATCAACAGGCCGAAATCGGCCCAGAGGGCGGCGAGAACTCGATTCGCCTCATCCAGCGGGTCTGGTACAAGAACTTCCGCATGATCGGGCCCACCCAGGAGAATGTGACTGAGCGCGCGCTCGTGGTGATCGAGGCGGTGCGGAACGAATTGAAGCGTCTGGGGGAGATCGGGTACATCTGGTGGCGCCTGCCGCCCAAGTACCAGACCGAGCCCGATGCCCCGAAGGGCAAGCCCGCGCGGCACTCGGTGCGGCTGCGCCTGGGGACCATGCCGCGCCTCTCGACCCGGTTCTGGCTGAACCTCTCCAAGGCTGTGGATAACATCTCGAGCGAGCCCATGGTGCCGCGCACCGATGGCTAAGCTCGTGCCCGTATCCCATGAGGAGGCGCTCGACTTGAACTACCCGCGCTCCTGTCTCGGGTCAGCTTTCGGTCTCGGCAATCGCGGGATATACGCGGACTTCTTCCTGGTCGATGAGCGCCGGCGCCGGCGAGAGCGCCGAAAGGCCGCCGCGCAGCGCCGGGCGAACCTTCGATGGTGGGACGAGCATTTCGGGGAGAGAACGAAGGGCTCCCGGCCGATCTACGCCTGGGCGAGCGAGCGGATAGCCGTGTACGCTCCGCCGCGCCTTGCGATGTCGGGGCTTTCCGGCGCCCGACCGACGATGATCCTCCTGGATGACCCCCATGCCTAGCGCCTCCGAGCAGCTCCAGAGCTTGCGGTTGATGCTGAAGGCCCGACGAGAGGAGCACAAAGAGGTCCTCGCGTCCGGGCGAAGCGATGCCAAGACCCAGGAGCTCGTCGGCGCGTGCAAGGAGCTCTTATGGACGATCGAGGCGCTGGGGAAACAGATCAGACAAATCAACGGAGATACCGATGACGACGACTAGCCCCAGGGTAGATGTGGACCGGATTGCGCGCCGCGCGATGCGCGAGGTGAATAAGCCCAATCCAGACCTCCTCACGGCTGGATTCCCATTCGAGCCCGGCTGGGTCAACCTCATCGTCGAGCCGATCCCACCGCGCACCGTCTCGGATGGTGGAATCGAGATGGTCGATGACTCGCTGACTGCCGAGGGCTTCCAGTGCACGGTCGCCCGGGTATTGAAGGTCGGACCGGCGGCCATGGAAGGGGTCACCGCTTCCGGGATCAAGCTCTGCAACTTCCGCCCGGACATCCAGACCCCCGAGCAACTGATCGGGAAGTATGTGATTTTCCAGCTGCACACCGGCCAGGAGCTCGTCCTGCGGCGCACCGGGCAGAAGATCCGGGTCATGAAGGTCACGGACCTCCTCGGGGTCACGCACGATCCGCAGGCCTGGAAGTTCTATATTTGAGTTCGCGAATCTTAAGGCCCCGGCGAAAGATCTTCCGTAAGCCTTAAGCGGGTAGCAGCCCCGAGAGCCGCGCAGCGGTCCGCGCCGTTCACTCTAGCGGCGTGCCTCCCGTCCATGCGCGGCCTGTCCTTCACTTTTTGCGCAGTGGTGCCACTTTCTGGCGTCTTTTCCTATCCGCGTGGCGAATAGATTACTGGGGCCGTCCATTTCGAGGAGCCTCACCCATGTCAGAAGCCACCCAGGCCCGTGCCACCCGGCGCGCCCCTGAGACAGAAATCTCGGTCGATCTGGCGGAGGGGGACCCCTCGAAAGCTGTCGCCCGCCGCGCGAAACCTCAAGGCGATATCGCCGCCGGCGTCCGGGACAACGCCGAGGGGGGCGACCGGAAGTACTCCGACTCCGACCGCGAGATGTTCAAGCGGATGACCCGCTACCAGAAGAACATCACCCGCGAGTTCAACCAGAAGCTCGCCGACCAGGAGGCCCGCCACAAGCAGGAGATGTCCGAGCTCCGTACGCGGTACGAGGCGATCTCGGTTGAGCGTGGGGGAGATCAGGAGGCGGCGGGCGCCCACGAGAAGGCCATGAAGGCCCTCGAGGAGCAGTTGGCCGCCGCGAACGAGAAAGGCGACTCCCAGGCTGCCGCCCGGATCACGGCGGAGATGATCCGCACCGATGGCGCCTACCACGCGAGGCTCTCGGGCACCAAGCAGCGTGCGGACACCGGCGGCGGTGCCCAGCAACAGCAGCCCGCGCGCCAGGAGCAGCGCCCCGCGCCTCAAGGCCCCACCGGCGCCGGCGCCCGCTTCATCAACGCGAACGATTGGTGGGATGACCCTGAGTTCACGGCCGAGAAGGCGGCGGCGGGCGCGATCTTCCTGCAGCTCCGGGATGAGGAGGGCTATGACGCCAACTCCGATGCGACCTTCCGTGAGGTGGCCGAACGCTTGAAGGAGAAATTCCCGAAGATGGCCAAAATGATCCAGACCGCCGGCAAGCGCCGCGCGGCGGATCCCGATGCGGGCCCGGGCGATGACGATGGCGATGAGGAGGAGGACCTGCAGCGCGGGGAGCGCCAGGAGAGCCGCCGGCGAGCTCCCGCCGGGAACATGCAGGACCGGGGGGCGAATTCCGGCCACCGGAACAACGGCAACCGCCGCACCTTGACTTCCGAAGAGATCAAGACGATGCGGGCGGTCAACCTGAACCCGGACAATGACCGCGATGTGGTCCAGTTCCTACGCGAGGCTGTGGCCCTCGATGCGGCGGGCGCATGAGCATCGAAGTTCGAGCTCCCGGCGCCGCCGATATCGCCGAGCAGGCCATTCAGCGGGCGGCCAAGAAGCCCGTCATCGCGAAGCAGCGCGCCGAGCGCCGCGCGAAAGGCTCGACCGACGTGCACGCGGTCGATCGCGGGCATGGGCCCTCGGTCAGCCAGCAGGCGAAATCCGCCCACAAGGTCGTCACCGTCGACACCGGCGCGGTCAAGACCTGGCGCCGCGCGTATTCCTTGCCATCGTTCCCCGACCCTCCGGGGTACGTCCTTTGCTGGATCTCGCGCCACAAGCGCCGCCACGGGGACGAGGTGGGCCTCCTGTCATCGCTCCGCGAGGGGTGGCAGTTCGTGAAGCCCGAGGAGCTCGATGAGGAGGATCTGCCGACCGAGACCTTCACCGGGCGCCTGGCGAAGCACGGGGATGTGATCGGGGATGAGACCACGATCCTGATGAAGCTCCCCGAGGCGCTCAAAGCCCAGCGCGATGCCTACTACAACAACAATCGCGACAAGGCGACGAAACAGGTCACGAAGAAAAATCCGGGTTTGGACATCGAGAGCCCGGCGATGCCGTTGGTCGAGGATCGCAACGAGGTGAGCCACGATTTTGCCCGGATGCGCGCGCGGCGTCCGAGTGCGACTCGGGCTGGCGCTTAACAAACCCACTCACTTCCACAAGGGACATGACACATGGCCGCAGCCAACATCAATAACCCGTCGGGGTTCACGCCGATCAAGCACAACGCCGGCGGGACTTCGCAACGCACCAACGTCTCGGGCGATTACTCGATCGCCGGGGGCTTGGCCTCCAACATCTACCGAGGCTCGATGGTCGCGCCCACGGGGACCGGCAATAACATCAACGTGGTGGCCGCGGGCGCGAACCCGGTGGTCGGCCCCTTCAAGGGCGTCTCCTACGTCGATGCGGGCGGGAATATCCAGATCCGACCGTATTGGGGCTCCGGGCAGACCATCGTCGCGAACTCGGTGGTCGAGGCGTATGTGTTCGATGACCCCGCGCTCCTCTTCGATGCCCAGGTCTCGGGCACCGCAGGCCTGGTCGCCGGGAATGTCGGGGAGACCGCGAACATCCTGGTCGGCACCGGCTCGACCACGACCGGCCAGTCGGCCGACATGGTGGATCAATCGACCCTCTCCGCGAGCGCGACCAACCAGCAGCTCTACGTCCGCGCGCTCCGCGCTCTGACCAATAACGCTTACGGACAGTACGCGCGCGCGGTGGTGTCGATCTTCCTGCACTACTACGGACCTGCCGCTGGCATGGGCGTCCCGGTTTAATCCCGTCGCTTCAACGACATACATAACGGAGTAAGACAATGGCAATTTTACGAAGCGACGAACGCAAACAGCTGCAACTGGGCTTAAATGCGGTGGTGGGTCTCGCCTACAACGAGTATCCGGACCTCTGGCCGGACATCTTCGTCGAGAGCCCATCGGAGAAAGCGTACGAGGAAGACGTGATGATGGCCGGCACCGGGCCCGGGCAGACGAAGCCCGAAGGCTCAGCCATCGAGTACGACGACATGTATGAGACCTTCGTCTCGCGCTACCAGCACGCGACGATCGTCAAGGCGGTCGCCATCACGGAAGAGGCGGTCGAGGACAACCTGTACCTCACCATGGGCTCGCAGATCGCCCGCTCGATGGGCCGCTCGATGAAGTACTCGAAGGAGTTGAACCGCACCAACATCCTGAATTACGGCTTCGCCTCGACCAACCCCGGCGGCGATGGCGTGCCGCTCTTCTCCACGGCCCACCCCTTGGGCGGGGGAGGAACCCTCTCCAACATGCTGGCGACGAGTGCGCAGCTGT